ACCTTGACCGGACCACGGATGACCACCCACGGCGACCCCCACGACACCCTCGCCCGCGTCGCCCAAATGTGGACGGGATACCTAGGCAAGGACATTCACCCCACCGACGTGGCGCACATGATGGTGATGGTGAAGCAAGCCCGATCCAAGGCCGCGTACGACCGCGATCACTACCTAGACGCCGTCGCCTACCTGCTGCTCGCTGAGTCCACGGCGCGAGAATGAAAGCCAAGATCACCGTCGGTGATGTGGAGATTGAGCTCAACGGGCTAGATCTGACACCACGCCAGGTGACGGCACTATTGAAGCGGGCCGCGAGCGTCAACCTCGCCATGCAGGTGGAGGACGAGCCAGAAACCAAGCCCCCCCTGGGTTTCAGCGCCCAGGTTGAGCTGGACCCCGAGCGAAATATTCCCGACGTTGATCCCGACTGGTTTGAGGATCATGAGCCCCACCCCTGACCGCCTAACGCTTTCCTAGGCGGTCGGGGGTGGTTTTCGGCGTGTCGGGCTAGATCTGGCGACGCATATGGTAGACAAGCCCCCACAGGCCCACAGGGGCCACAGAACGGTAGGGGGCTACCTCGATGCACGACACGCACACTGGCGCGGCTACGCGCCCCACAATCCCCCCACGAGCCTCGGTGCCCCCGCCGACGCTCGTGGGGTTTTTTCGTGCCTGGGGGCAGGTTGCCTGCGACCGATCCCCTGCCCCCAGGCGCACTCAAGGAGGGGAATCATGGAGATCCTGATAGTTGGCGCCTGGACAGGCGTCGTCTGGTGGGTGGCCTGGGCTACCTGCACAGCCCTACAGCGGAAACGCCAGCACCTCTACTCGCGGCGGTTGATCGCGTGGGAGCGTCAGGCTCGCAGAGATGCGGCGTTGTCTCACGATATGGAACGGCTGCGGTGAGGGGTCGAGCCGTCGCGGTCACGTTGACGGCGCTGCTCACCCTCACGGTTGCTGGTGGCGCCGCGCACGCTGACGATCACTTCAACTACAAGAACCCGTGGAAGCCAACCAAGAACGTGGACCAGATCCCTGACTCGCTGTATCGGGGCTGGCACTACGACCCGAAGCATGAGGACTTCCGCAAGTGCGTGCTGCGGCGCGAGTCGGGCGCGAACTTCAAGGCAGACGGCAGCGGCGGCTCCGGCGCCTTCCAGTTCATTCAATCCACCTGGGATGCGTACGTCGTGAAGGTGGACCCTGGCTATGTCGGCGTCCGACCCAACAAGGCACCGCCGTACTTGCAGGAGGAAATGTTTTGGGTCGTGGTCAATCCCTACGCGAAGCAGCCAGGGCTCGCGGGTCGTCATCACTGGTCGGCTGCTCACGCGCATGGCGCGGGCTTCACAGGCGTCACGGACTGCTGATGACTGTGGAGATCGTGACCTGCCAGCGGGACGATTGCGAGCGCGAAGCCACCGCCTACTGGTGGGTGAAGGTTGATGACCATCAAGTGGAGCGTTTGTTCTGTTACGCGCACAGCGACGCGGAGCATCAAGCCGACCTGCTCGCGTTCGGTCACCAGAACCTCGTCCCTGGGTCGGTGGAGTGATGCCGATTGTGATCCCGACCGCTGACGAGCTGAAGCGAATGGATGCGCGGTCGAAGGCTCAATGGCAACGCCGCCTAGTGGACGTCATGGCGCACTTGAATCAGGCGTGGCAGCAGTCGCATGAGGACGGTGACCTGCGGCGCGAGGCGTACCTGTGGTTCACGTTTTACGGGCCTGATCCTGACGCCGCTGAGCACCGCCAAGTGTTACTGGAGGCGGTGACGTGAGGGTCGGCAGCCTGTTCAGCGGTTACGGCGGCCTAGACCTGGCCGTGGGTGGCGAACTCGCCTGGTACTCCGAGGTGGAGCCAGCCGCGTGCAAAGTCATGGAGGCCCACCACCCTGGCGTCCCCAACCTGGGGGACATAACCAAAGTCAACTGGAGTGACGTGCCCCCTGTGGACGTCATCACAGGTGGATACCCCTGCCAGCCATTCAGCACTGCAGGCCACCGGAAAGGCACCAATGATGAGCGACACCTTTGGCCCCACGTCAGGGACGCCATTCGCGCAATACGACCCGATCGAGTCGTGCTGGAAAACGTGCGAGGCCACCTCACTTTGGGCTTTGAGACTGTCCTCGCTGACCTTGCCGACCTGGGGTGCTCTGCGCGATGGGGTCTTGTACGAGCTGCCGACGCGGGCGCTCCCCACAATCGAGCCAGGCTCTTCATCGTTGCCCACCCCACGGGCGACCAGCGCGATGGGCGACTGTATGGACACGACGCGCAACATCCTAGAGGCGCGTGGTTACCTGAAGTATCGCCTGGAGGAATCAATAGCAACGCTGCCAACTCCGACAGCGCAGGCAGCAAAGCACGTCACGATGGACGACAGGGGCGAGGGAACGGTGGACGATCACAACCTGTGGAGCGTGGCAAGAAGGCTATTACCGACGCCAGCGGTGAACGACATGGGCGCGGGGAAAGACCCGCAGGCGTGGGACGAGTGGGCAGCCAGGCAGAAGGCAGCGGACGGGACTCCAGCGCCACACGGGAAGAGTCTGGAGCAAGAAGCGTTGCGCTGTGGGGCGCGTACGCCACCGCTATCACACGCTGGGAAACGCTCACCGGACGACCCGCACCAGCCCCAACTGTGGAGCGAGCAGGACGGGACCGCCTAAACCCTGTGTTCGTGGAATGGATGATGGGCCTGCCTGAAGGCTGGGTCACCGGCCACGGGCTGAGCGCATCGCAAGAACTCAAGATGCTCGGCAACGGTGTGGTGCCTCAACAGGCACGCCTCGCCCTGGATCTCCTGGGCGGTGTCGCGTGAGCCAGCATCGAAAGCATCGAGGTTACGCCAGCCAGCGGATCGTCGCCAACTACTTGCGCGACAACGGTTTTCCCTACGCGGAGCCCGTCGGCGCTGGACGCGACGGCAGCGACGTAACCGGAGTGCCAGGGCTAGACATTGAGGTCAAAGCCAGACGTGGGTTCAACCCTGCCGCTGCGATGAGGCAGCAGGCTGAGCGTGCCGAGCCGTGGCTTCTGCCGTTTGCCGTCCTGCGGCTGGACGGTCAAGGCCCAGGCTCTATCGCTGACTGGCCTGTCGTGATCCGGTTCGCCCCATTCATTGACGTGCTCAGGGACGCCGAGTGGGGAGATCCACGGTGAGCGTTCATTACAGCGATGACCTGGTGACGCTGCACCACGGCGACTGCATTGAAGTCATGCGGGAGCTGCCCGAGGCGAGTGTGGACGCGGTGGTGACCGACCCGCCCTACGAGTTGGCTTTCATGGGCAAAGGCTGGGATGCCAGCGGCATCGCCTACAACCTTGACGTTTGGCGACAAGCGAACCGCGTCCTCAAACCAGGCGGCCACCTGCTCGCCTTCGGCGGCACCCGCACCTGGCATCGGTTGGCGGTGGCGATCGAGGACGCAGGGTTTGAGGTGAGGGACTCGATTGCGTGGATGTACGGCAGCGGGTTCCCGAAGTCGCTGGACGTGTCCAAGGCCATTGACAAGGCGGCTGGGGTTGAGCGAACTGAGCGCATTGGGCCGACCTACAAAGTGCCAAACGCAAAGGCTGTGAATCCACACTTTATTGGCATTGCCGACAGGCGCGAGGATCAGACAACTGAAATTGATTACGCACCGACCGCCCCCGCAACCCCCGCCGCCCAACAGTGGCAGGGCTGGGGCACCGCACTCAAGCCCGCGTTTGAGCCGATTGTGGTGGCGCGTAAGCCGCTGGACGGCACGGTGGCCGAGAACGTGCTGCGGCATGGCACGGGTGCGTTGAACATTGACGGCTCGCGGATTGGGACGACCGACAATCTTGTTGAAGCAGGTGGTGAGCGCAACTTTGCCAATGAGGTGTATGGCAAGGGGCTAGGTGTCAGTAGTGGACGCAGCGCAGAACTAGGTGGCCGCTGGCCTGCCAACGTCATTCTCGACGAGTCACAAGCCGCCGAGTTGGACAGGCAGAGTGGAGTCACGCGGAGCACCACCGGCACCACGGTAAGCAGCCCGACTGCGTTAGGTCAGAACAGCGGCTGGAACGCGCACAACAACCGACCCGTGGAGTTTGAGAACTACGGCGACACCGGCGGCGCGTCCCGCTTCTTCTACGTCCCCAAAGCCAACGCCAGCGAACGCCCCCGCGACGGCGACACGGCGCACCCGACCGTCAAGCCGCTTGACCTCATGCGCTACTTGGTCAAACTCGTCACGCCACCCGGCGGCACGGTGCTGGAACCGTTCGCCGGCAGCGGCACGACGCTTGAGGCCTGCGTGGTGGAGGGCTTTCACGTCATCGGCATTGAGCTCACCGAGGACTACCTGCCGCTGATTGTCCAGCGCCTGTCCAAGCCAATTGAGCAGGTGCTGTGGTGACCGACCCCCGCGCTGTGATCGCCCACCGCTACTCAGTCGCCGACGTTCACCGCTGGCCCCCCGCAGTCGTCACCGTCTTCATCAACCACCTGCGAGCAAAGGAAGAACACGCATGACCGCTGAGATCACATTCGCGCCTATGGACGATGCGCCAGACGTGCCCCGCGACCGTTGGGGCCGACCACTCATCAACCCCCCAGACGGCGGGAAGCCCGAGCCCTACGTCCGCGTCAGCACCCTCGCCAAAGCCCTCGACAGCAAGGAAGGCTTGATGACGTGGAAGCAACGCATGACCGCCCTCGGGATAGGTAAGCGCCCCGACCTCGCCGAACGCGCCGCCATAACCGACCCCACCGACAAGAAATCACTCAAAGAGATCGTGGACGCCGCCATGCAAGCAGCCGAAAGCGACAAGGCCGCGAACATCGGCACAACCATTCACGCGCTCACAGAGGCGATGGATCGCGGCACCCTAGAAGCCAAGCCGCCAGCGCACGCCGCCGACCTCGATGCCTACGCCGCCACCATGAGCAGCCTGGAAGTCATCGCCTGCGAGATGTTCGTCGTCAACGACCACCTCAAAGCAGCAGGCACCCTGGACCGGCTCGTCCGCCTACCAGGAGGGCCAATCGTCGTCGCCGACCTCAAGACCGGCGCGACCGAGCCCCAATACCCCCACGGCGTAATCACTCAATGCGCGATCTACGCGCACTCCTGGCGCTACGACATAGAGAAACAAGAACGCCTCGCCTACCTGCCCGAGCATGAAGTCAGCACCAGCACAGGGCTACTCATTCACCTGCCCGCAGGGAAAGCCCAATGCGACCTGTACCTGCTCGACCTGGACGTGGGCTGGAGCCTCGCCAAAACTGC